ACACAACTCGTGAGCGACCTTCTTCATGCTCTAGGTCTACGTTGCCATCAAAGTAACTCTGAGCGCGTTCACGCTGGCCTGCAATGTCACTGTCAACGTAGTCAATAGCACTTTGTATTGCGTCTTTAATTGCGCTTTGAATATCCTGTTCTGTCATTTGTGGCATTACATTGCACCTTCTTGCGTTGTACTTTCTGGCTCTACTTCACTAAGCAAGCCTCTCATGCCAAACTCAGCAGCTTTGCCCCCTGTATAGCCGCCAGCACTCTGACTTCCAGTAGTAATCATATCAGTCAACTTTTTAATTCTAGCCTGTAGTTGAGCCATTTTACCACTATCTGATATTGCATTCTTAACAAATTGTGGGTCTTCACTTAAAAGAACCTGTGTTATCTGACCGCGCTGACTATCTGTTAGATTAGGAGCAAGTGCTTTAATCGCTTTTGTGGCTACGCCAATACCAGCAGCTACGTTTCCATAGGACATGGCTAGTAATTCATCTGCGCCTATATTTAAATTTTGCTGCTTAGTTGCTGCATCAGTTAATGCCGTAGTTGAGTTTTCAACAATTTTTTCATAAGATAGCTGGGTCTTACCCTGTAATGCTAACTTAACAAGTGCAGACTTCTGCTTATCTTCTGGGAAGATGTTAGCAAATACTCTACCCTCTCTCATTTCTGGATTAGCCAGTTTAGCTAAGAAACGCTTAGATCCATTAGTTGCCATTTTTTGATTAACAGCAGACATTACGCCTTCACGGAATGCACTTATTACAGCTTCGTCACCTGATGCCATAATACTCTCTGTAATCATTTCATAGCCTTCAACGTCACCCATAAACGCTTTTTTACCATTTTCAAAAGCGTCCCTAGCTGATGACATTCTTGACCATCCAGCGCGAGTGTCTTTTAACTCTGGGCTAAAATTATCAATGTTTGTTCTTAGGTTATCTTCCAATACTGATATTTCACCGCCTATAGTACCCCTACCTTCTTTATACGCGTTTTTAGCTGATTCAGTAGCTACTCGCCTAATCATTTCAACATCTTCTAGGGTAGGAGTCCTAACCATTTCAACAGCACCATCAGCATTAGTTCTAAATAGTGGAACTATATTTCTTATACCGTAAAGTTTATTCATTTCAGCAAGGGCATTAGGAAGCCTGCTAACTACTTCTAACGCCTGCCTACTTAAATCAGGAGTAACTTCACCAGCTTCTAAAAATACTTTTTTATACCCAGCACTTTCTGCTTTCTTCCAATCAACTTCCTTCATTTTGGCAATCTTCATCACGTTCTTGTCTGTGCCACCAGTTAAACCAATCTGAACCTCGTCTTTAGCTACTGTCCTTGCTTCGTTAGCCCTACGCTCCACGCCAGTTCTTATAATAGACTCTGACTCACCACCTTGAGACATATAAGACCTTACTGTGCTGTGCAGGCTTTGATTGTCTGACATTGTTTCGCCATTAGCTATTCTTTCAAAAAGTTCTTCACGCGAAATTCCTGTTTGATCTGCTAGGCGGTTTAGTTCATTTTCAACAACCGTACCCATGCGGCCTTTACCACGTTGGCGCACAAACTCTAAAAATCTATCTACACCACCGCCCATAAACTTACCAGCGTATAAACCTCCTACGCCACCAGCCGTACCAAGAGCAACACCTAATGGGGCATCTTTTAGACTTGCAGCACCTTCACGCTCACTTAAACCAACAGCAGCAACACCGCCCTCTAATGCGCCAAGCTGCAAAGCCTTTACTACTGGCCTAGCGGCATTAACAACTGATAATGGTGAAGAGACTCCCATTGTGGCAACAGTAGGTATCATTGCGCCTACGCCCTCATAAGCCATAGCTTGATACGGGCTACGTTCTCTGTGCGCGTTTATCTTCTTACGCAAGTCATCACGAATTTCTATGTAGCTTTCACTTTGGAATGGAGCGCGAGCCAAAGCCTCAATTTCATCTGCAAATCCAAATGACGCGCCTTGTGCTATTAATCTTGCCACCTCATCTTCTGGCTGAAATGAATCTAAATCAGCTAATAGGCTTTGGTAATCTTCATCTGACATTGACATAAATTTTCCTTCCTATAACCTAATACCAAATTTTTGAAAGAAAGCGTCTTTTTGAGCCTGAGTCATTGCATTGATCTGAGCTTGAGACAATCCAGCCTTTCCACCGCCACCTGTAGAACCACCACCTGTATTGGACACACCACCAGTAAAGTTTACAATAGGATTTGCCCTTGGCTTTTCTGCGTTATATTTTTGTATATAACTGGAGTAAGTTATATCACCTTTAGTCAGAATTTTTGCTTGACTCATTAACCAATCACGCATCTTTGTTTGCGCTGCTATTTTGTCTGCAATATGTTTCTTTAATTCTGCACCCTGCAAGTTTAAATCCAATCCAGTGCTTAACGCTAACTGTAGTTCCTTCTCGCTTAACGCGCCAAAAGTGGCACTATTAATAATGTCTATACCAAGCGAGTTAGCTGTTGTTCTTAAAGATGTTGTTGCTGCACTAAAGGATGGGAAAAATCCTGCCATAATGCCAGAATCGGCTCCATCATTAACCGCTTCTCTGGCTGATTCTAGTTTAGCTAAAGATTCATCCATATCGCTGGCACGACCAAATGCCAAGAATCCCTTTTCTTTAGCCATAGCTATGTCAGCAGTTCTATTTGTAGCTAGCCCTTCCATTTCTAGTTTTTGCTCATATGTAAGCTGAGTCGCACCAGCTACAGGAACTTTAACAGATGTTCCGTCATTCGGGTTTGACATTACTGTATATTGCTCACCTGTAGTTGGATCAGTTTGTACGCCACTAAACTTCAACATATCAGAACCGCCATATTTACTTTTCATAAACTGGCTTGTAATAACTTTAAGTAACTCAGGGTTAGTTTTAGCAACATTCAATACTTCATCTGGCACACCAGCAGCTTTTAACTGCATTAAAGTAGCGTTAGCTTGATTGGTAGAAATTTCTAATGCGTCAGCCTTCTCACGCCTGCCCTGTAAAGTAGCCTGCTGACCTGCAATACCAGCCATGATGCTGTTGGTGTTAGGATTGCCACTCATGCCTGCAAAGCTACCAGCCAAGCTTAACGCTAATGCGCTTTTGTCATCTGCTGACATACCTTGTGGTGCTTGTGGTTGCTGTAAGCTACTAAATGATGGAATCGCTGAGTTATTTCTCATTGTGGCTGGAGTTGCTTGCACACCTCCAAGATTGTTAGGAACAAAGTTTAAAGCATTCTCCCTTTCTTTCAAGGCTAACTCACCATCGTAAGCTGCTGTAGGGGATGCGTTTTTTGCATTAGCGATAATTTGATCTAATAATCCCATATTAAGCTCCAAAGCCAAGTGCTTTACCTATCGCTAACGGATTAGTAGCGTATGCCTGTGCGCCTGCTGTTAGGTAATCAAACAAACCTGCTTCATAAGTTTCTGATTTTTGACCAGAAGCTGGTGCGCCACCAACGGCCTGTAACAAATACTGCAATGATTGTGCTGGTGCGCCTGTATAGCCTGCGTACTGTTGCTTACCTGCATTAATCAACTGCTGCTGTAATGCTTGTTGCATTGCGCCCTGCTGATCCATGCGGCCCTGTATAGTCTGTCCCATACCAAAACCTAGATTAGACAAGCTGCCTAACTGCTGACCTGCTGCCATGCGCTGCTGTTCGCCTGATAATCCTGCTGATTGGTTCTGCATCTGGGCCTGACGTTCCATACTTTGTGCGTTCTGGTAGCCTGTCTGACGCAATCCTGACGCTGTACGCGCTGCTTGATCTGCAAAGGCCCGATTAGTCTCCGCCTCTGCAATACCCTGCCGTGAGCCACCAAATGCGTTAGCTGCGCTTGCTTGTGCGCCACCTACGTTCTGGGCCATTAGTCGGCTACGCTCTAGGTCTGCTAGTGATTGGTTAACCACCTGAGTCTCATAGGGATTGGTGTACTGCTCTAACCCAGCTTGAGTCGGGGCAGTAATTGCCATTGGCCTATAGTTCATGCCTTGTGCCGCACCCATACCTGCTTGCTGGATGCCGCCTGCTGCTGCTTGATTGACGTTAAAACCGCCTGTTGGTGCGCCTGCCATAATATTATTCCTTAAAAGAATCCGTAATCAGTTTGACCAGATGATGTGCTGCCTGATCTGCTAGAGGCACCAAAACCATTACCAGAAGAATTTCTACCAACATTGTCGCTAGGGCCGCTATTAACTGTGCTTCTAACAACTGGTGCTATATAAGGCGTTGTTACTGCGCTAAGATTTAAGTTTTCTAACAAAGCTGCTTCACGCTGCATTTGTTGATTATAATCAACTTCCGCTTGCATAGCGGCTTGAACCTTTGCTGCTTCTACTCTTGCTGCTTCTCGTCTAGCTGGTGCTGCTAAATCTTCTGCTTGCCTAGCCGCCCGTCTATCAGCTTCTTGTTGAGCCGCCATTGCAGAACCGCCTAAAGGATAGAATTGTGACTGATCGCCATACATGGTTTCGTAGTAATTTGGGTCACTAGGGTCTATATCCCTTTGCATAATGGGATTGCCAGTAACAGACTCGTATAAACTTCCTAAAAGTCCATTATTCACAAATGATCTACCAAAACCTCGCACACCATCCATAAATGTATCACCCTCTGGCGGTAAGCCGTGAGCAAGTACATAAGCCTCGTATTCATCACCTGTCATAAGGTTGGTTTGCATACCTGTCTTTTCACCACCAGACCAATATCCAGTGCCACCATCAACAGCGGGTTGATAATCTGGCTGGCTGTTTGGATTATAAGTTCTAGCTAAATGAGCCATATTAGCGTCATTACCGTATGGGCTATTGCCGTTACCACCAGATGACATTTGGCTTACTTGTGTTGGTGTAGCACCATATCCACCCCTTGGTCGTGAGCCAGTAAACGGGTCAATAAACATATCATTCATGGCACGATATTGTGCTGGTGCGTTAGCAAATAGCTTGTCTAGTGACTGCTCGTACAAAGGTGCGCTTGAGTAGCCCTGTATACCGCCTGCAAAGGTCTGTGCTTGTGGCATTCCTGCCATAGCGTCAAAGCCTTGTGGGGCCAATCCAAAGGCACTTGCTGCGTTTCCAGTAGATTGCATACTCTGCTGTTGCATTGGTGAGAAAGCGGCTACATCAGGCCCGTAGTAAGGCACATAGCCAATCTGGGATACGTCACGCGCTTTGTTGATGTTTTCAATAGCAGCACTTTCTAACCATGCTGGAATCTCTGTGCTACCCGATGTAGTGCCGCCCTTTGACATTTTAAAACCTCTTTTCTAATAAAGTTAGCTGCTGGGGTTTCCAGCCATTATCCTGTAACGCCCTAACCCAACCTTTGCGACCTGTCAAAGTCATGCCTTCACAGCCTTGATCTTTGGCCCATTGTACCACTGATTCGTGCATCCCCATAATTTCATCTAAATCACCACCAGCTAGAAACACATGAAGCACCTTCTTGCGTGGGTATACCGTAATCTCTGTGACCCAGCATGACTTCTCAGCAGGCCATAATTGCATCTTGCCTTCTACCACAGCAGTCACAATATCTTCATATATGTGTGTGCCACCACTGTACTCTAAAGCTGATTCTATCCATTCCCTGCAACGCTGTAACTCTGTCAACCTACTATCCAAGCCGTTGCATTACGGAATACGGGTATAACCACCGCACCGCCACCAGATACCGCAGCACCAAAACTAGGTGATGCCGCATCAGTCACATAAGCCCGTTGCCCTACTACACCTGTGGGCAATGCCGACACTGTATAACCTCTAGCAATCTGTACAGGCACATAAACACCATCGACTGAAACAACAGGGTATTCGCCTGTCTGGTTCCAAAGCAATACACCATCTTCGGCTGCTGACTCGCCTGCCCCACGATGCCGTAAAGCACTACGCGTTGTGGCTAGCCATATTGATGTTCTTTGCGCCCACTGAAGCCAGTTAAGATTAATCAGCTTTGGTGGCTGGTCTAATATGCTCAACGTCTACCACCCTGTTTGACTTCCAATCTATTAATGCCAACGCGCCAATCATCAGCATTAACGCCTTCAACGCGTATCCTGACTTGTCTGCCAGTAAAACGTAGACTAACGGGGTTTGCCATATTAAATGGGCCGTATGTTCTTTCCACATCGTTGGGATAGAATCGAGTTTTGAACGTAGCGTCAACGTCACCTTGGGTCTTTTCATCAGGTATCATCTGGGTGACTGACATTACATTATCGCCATTACCAATGGATATTGGGCCTGATTCTGCAAACGGCTCACCACCATCGTAATTAAATCCAATCTCATGCTCGTACAATTTCTTGTCCGTAGCAGAAGCAATAATAGGTTGGCGATATACGCCTGCGTCCACACCAGCAGTTCTAGCTAAAACGCCTATTGCCCATGTGTTGTCGTTGTAGTTAAACACGACATAGCGGTTATTCTCGTTAGAACTGCCCGATGGGTAGAACCACCAAATCTCACCAAAGTTTGCGTTAGATACGGCTGCAACCTTACTGATCTGGCTGTGGTTAATGTCTGAGAATACATAGTCTGCAACCTCGCAATTAACCTCTGACACAGCACCACCACTGTAAGTGTAGAATGAACGACTGCCCATCCACACTGCGCCCTTGTCTACGACAGCGACAGCCTGACTAGATACAATGCCACATGATGTGCCAATCCGCTCAATGCCAAAGACGTAAGGTGGGCCACTGTAGGTAGCCACATGAGCGTCTGTGTCGGTTAGGATTAATGCTTGGTTTTGTACCCTTACACCACACTGAATGCGGCCCGTTGTTTGTAGTTCTAGGCTACCAGCTTCATTTGTTGCTGCGGGTGTCCATACTGTATTATTTTCCCTATCAGACCATTGAACTAAGCGTGGATTACCACCAGCACCAAGGCACATTAAGAAACGCTCCTCTGTGACTAGAATAGCCCGATTACTGACAGGCGCATTAGCTACTACTGCTGCTTTTGCTGAAGGGTTTAATTGCCACTCATATACCTTGCCGTCTGTACTTGAGCAAGCCACTAGAAATTGCCCAAATGAATCCATCGACCATGTTGTAGCTGGTGTAATCGTTACCGCTTCTTGTCTTGCTGTTCCGTAATATTCACGCCCATAAAATGCTGTACCAAACCCTATGGGATTAAGCGCGTTTTCATTACCAGCCGTTAAACCAACTGGTGTTATGTCATATTGAACGCCAGCACCGCTATACGCATATAATTTATTATAGCTACCAGCAGCAATCCATCGGTCTGAGTTATTAGCAATCCACGATTTCATGCCACGAACTTGACCAGCACTTGCCGTATCGCTGCGAGTGCGCCAGCCGCCAATAGGCCGCAATGTATTATCAAACCATCGTACTAGGTTAGAATCACGCCAGCGACCTTGAGACTGTAAATCAGTGCCGTTGCGATAAACACCTGCTGGTAAGTTTAACGGAATTAATGCCATTGATGCCTCACATTTTGTTCATTATATAAGATGAAACACCGCCTAAAATCGCTGCTAATACAATCACACCAGCCGCCATTCCTTTACCTTTAGCTAGTTGTATCTCTTGAGCAGCAAGTCGGTCATTTAGTTTAGCCATTGTTCGTGTTAACGATTCAACGTCTTTATTTAGTTGCTGAACTGCACTAACTAACTGGCCTGCTTCAAAGTCTGGCATCCCTGACATCTTAATAAGTCCTTATGTAGTAAAATACGCCAAATGCAGCAGCGACTATGATTATAACAATACCTAGAGCAATTAACCCGTCATTTATATTTGAGTTGATCTTAGCCTGTCGAACCTTGCGGTTTTTAGATTCTGCTTTTTGCTTTCTATGAAACTCATCCCTAAACTGCTGATACTTGTAATACCCAAGAAGACCCTGCTTGTTGAGCATAAACTCAAGTTCTTTTTCCTGTCTTTCTAAAGCTTGTTTGGCTTGGTAAGCAGCTAGTACATCACCAGTTCCTAATTTAGCTTTCTGCTCTATAGCTTGGCTTGCACCAAAGTATTTTGTTAATGCCGAACCAGCGTCTGCAATCTCTTTGCCGTTGCTAAGTGTTTGTTTTATAACGGAAAAGGCAGCATTAGCAATCGCTAATTCAGCTAACATCGTGCCACCCAGTGCAATGTAGATATTGCGTTTCGATTCTCATATGCTGAAACACCTGTTAGATTGACTACGCTATAACGCTCTGTAACCTCCCTGATGGCTACCTGCGGCTCTATTATCATTCCCTGACCTAATGGGGATAGGGTAGATGATAGATGAACAGGATACAGTTCTACAGGGCTGCTCCACATTAGTACGCCTTAGATTTCTTCTTTGGCTTTGCTGGCGGACGACCTTTCTTGGTTCCGTATGTACCCTTACCTTTTGGCATAGCATAATCCTCTATTTAATTTTCTTTCTGACTGCGGCTGACAGTTCTTTCTTGTGGAATAAGTCTTTGCTTGACTTGGTGTGTTTAGCACCTGTCATTGGCATACCATTTGTCTTGTGCATTGAGCCTGTATGCTCCTTACCATTCTTTAGATAATGCTTCACGCCTTTCATTTTTTCTTACCCTTTTTAGCTACGGGCTTTGCTGTCTTAGCGGCTTGTTTAAAAGAATTAGCTGTGGGCCTGCCCTTCATGCCTGCTTTTTTCATTGTTTCGCCAGAGCCAGCCTTGATGCGTTTCTTTTTTGCTGCAATGTTTCTGTACAGGCTCATGCTAATTCCTCACCATTTCGTTTTTGCTGACCAAAATGCCGCACTGGTCTTGCCCTTTGCTATGTTTTTAGCGTGACGCGCTCTAAACGCATCATTCCTAGCAGTTCCTTTGGGGCTACCTGTAGCACCTTCTTGACCAAAACGAATCATTCGGTCTTTGCCATCGTCTTGAATTAGAACAACATGAGACTTACCACCTTTGGCACTAGCCTTGGGCTTGTTATAGCCAGAGAACTTTTCTCCCCTGTACTCTATGCTCATCCTGCGATCTCCATTAGTGTTATTGATGAAAGAGTATCCCCTGCACCATCATCATAATTAGCAGATAAGCTAGCACCACCTCCTATTTTCATCTGAATTTTATAAGTAGTAGCACTGGTAGTAGAGGGTGAGTCTAAGTGAGTACTTGTTACAAGTCCTACTATTTGACTAGAAGATGCAAATATACTGTACCCATGAACAGCTATTGACGTTGAACCTCTCACTAGCTGTATAGTCGCTGCCCCTCCATTCGTAGCTACATACATACTAGGGCTATAAATAGCTAAAATCTTACTAGATGTTGATGAGGGGGTAATTGCTGCCGTTAATCCTGTATCAACATAACTGCTTGATGTTGTATCTACTTGAGTTGAAGTATTCCCATGAACAACTTGCAACACAGCACCCGTAGCTGCCCTAATATTATCAATACCAGTAGCACCTGTAATAGTAGTTGTCATAATCTACTCCTATGGCTTTGGATTGGCTGATTTCACTGCTGTACGCAAAGTCTGTAAGTCAGTCAAGGTATCACCACCATCCAACAAGGCATGGATGCAATCTTGGATTGACGGGTAGGCTTCTTGACGGCTTCGGGCATAGGCTAGTGAGTCAAAGGCTGCTTGTAGTTCAACAATCTTAGCTGCGATAGCTGCGTCTGTTGGTTGTGTTTGTACTTCGTCAAGCCATGTTAATTCGTCTCCACGAATCACCCACTGAGCCAAGGGTGTTAATGCTTGTAGTGCTGCGACTTTATCGGTCATGGGGTTATCCTTTGATTTCCATTAGAACTAATTGAGTTTGTGCAGTGTCATCATTAAAGTAAACAGAAGTATTCTGATATGTGCTGACCTGAACTTTATATGTGATAGTAGATGTAGTGTTTGGAGAGTCTATGTGCTTATAGTCTGCACTTTGCCTTTGACTAGCAGAAGTACTAGCATATTGAGCATATTGCTGATTACTCGTAAACACATTAGTTGAATCACGTACTAACCTTGTACCCCAACCACTTGTTGATTGGTTTAGATTACCCTGTACATTCCATAACGCTAATATTTTACTTGATGTGGACGAGGGGGTAATACTAATACTCAAATCTGTGTCGGTATATGTGGAACTTTGTAACAGCATAGAAGACGAATCTTCATCAATCAATACTTGCACAACACTACCCGCTGGCATCTGAGCAGAGCCTAACGCTGGCAGACTAGCTGTACTCATACCGCTAAACTGATTCGATAACGCAATCGTGCCACTGCCATTGGCTGTCTCAAGCGTGTCTACTTTTATTTTAGAAGCCATTACACATTCTCCAGTGCTTCAATCCGCGTAATTAACTCTTGGATTGTTGCGGTTAATAGTGGAACCAATTTGCTTTGGTCAATGCCTTGTAAGTCAGGCACAGAGCGTGTACCCATGACTGCTGCTTCTGTGTCGGTAGCTGCTGTCACTTCATACTCTTCATCACGCATAGCGTCTTTAGTGCCTGATACTGCCTCTGGTACAACGTCTGCTAGTTCGTGTGCTAGGAAACCATTGACATTAGAACCATCTTGAATCCAATCAAAGTTGCAGGGCTTGAGTAGCTTAGTCTGTGCTGTAGCACCTGACATTGGTGTGACGTTTTCTTTAAGGCGGTAGTCCGATGATGTGTTGTAGGCAGTGGATGAGGCTGTTACTGATATACTACCTACTACAGAGCCAGATTTATGAATATTAACTAAAGCCCCTACAGAACCTGCTCTGTTGATATTTATAGGAGGCCCACTACTTCTGCTAAAATTAGCTACATTGCTATCAAGGAATTGAAAACCATCTGAAGGAAAAGAACTTGAAGTAGTACCCATCAACACGTTGCCTGAGCTGTCTATGCGCATGGCTTCAGTGCCAGCGTTTACTGACCATTTGTAACCACTGTAGGGAGAAGCCTGACCACTATAAAAGGTCATTAAGCCATCAGTGTAATCCCTACCAATATCATAATACTGACCGCTAGATGTAACTCCCAGACGCAATTGTGATGGAACAGTACCACTAGAACCTTCAATTTGAACAAGGTTTTGAGGGCTGCTAGTACCAACACCCACGTTACCTGTAAACACTGGACTAGCCAAAGGAGCTAAAGTACCGCCACCAGAAGGTAGGTTTAATGTCTCGTTTGATGAGGTTGTGGAATCTAAAGTAACTCCACCGCCTGCGCTGTTTTTAATAGTAATTGGCATAGTCGTTTCCTAAAGAATTATCCAAGTTGAGCCGTTTGTCACGGTTACTGTGTAATTATTATTAACAGTTACAGGCCCGACAGTGCTCCCGTTTTCGTTACCAGCAAAAGTAATGTTTTCGGCAATAACCTTGGCGTTGGTTCGTATGATTGAGTCAGTACCTAATGACGGCCCACCACCACCAATTTCACCCCATCCTGCGGCTGTGTATCCCTCAAAAGCAGCCTCAGTAGAGTTGTAGCGTAAACGGCCTGCGGCTGTGCCTGATGGACGTTGTGCGGTAGTTCCTTGAGATACTTGAAAAGAACCTGTTGATGTATTAGTCACATCACCAGATAACGCACCGCCAGCCTTGGGTAAAGCAGCATTTGCAACAATGAGGTTGGCAGCAGATCGGTTATCAGACACTTTCATTTGAGTGTCGATAAGGTTCATGTTCGTGTTGAGCTTCGTACCCCAAGTATC